ATCCTCCGCCCCTGCTGAGCAGTTTCTTCTGCTAACGCAGGACCTCAAAACTGAGGCTACCCGCACGCTTAGACTTTTCTATGAATCGAAGAGTTTTAAGACTATCTTCCGCGATCATCCGTCGTTCTACAGTTTGTTTATAGAACTGTAGATTACGGAGAACACTGGATAGATGGTCAAAATACTCTAAGAGACCTTCAAAGTCATGGTCATCAAGGCGAGGTCTCCTAAACTTTAGGTTTGGGTAGAACAACTCAATGATGTCCTCTTTGACGAAACCAGGATCAGTCAAATTTCCCTTTTGCACAATCGTAAGGATTTCTTCACAAAAGCTAAAATCTTTGTTCAAGGATTCTAACTTAAAGAATACATCCATAATCCTGTCTTCAAGGTATCCGCGAGCAGCGGCCTGGTTTAAGAAGTATAAGCGGCCTAGGGCCTTATCTTTGATCCGGGGGACTGTGAGAGGTTTACCTCCTCAGTACTGTACCACCCATCTCTCGAGGACCCCAATCCTTACATGTTCTATAATCCTTCCACCAAAACGGCGAAGCGGATTCTTTGGATCTACTAAGAAGTTAGCTAGATCTAAGAATTTCACTAAGCCTCTATTCACCAATATCCCAGCAAAGGATACAAGTGAATATTGGTAAGAAGAGATAGGACCCCATTGCGGACCAACTATAGCTTTAAAAGCTCTGAGTGGGTGCTTTAGCCCACGACGGGAAACAAAATCCGTCGCAACACTCGCCCTTCCAAACAGTGAGTCGAAAGAGCGTATCTGTCGTCACGAGAAGGCCGAAACCTCCTCAAGACCGATAGACGTTCTCTTTGCGAACTCAATAACTGGCCGCTCGGGGGCTACTAAGGATTTTGACACGTTACATTTAACATCGAGATCACCTTCCATTAATAGTAAATAATGGTCGGCAACCTTCTTGTCAAAGATCACTATGTCATCCCCCAGTACCTCATAATTTTCAAATCATTTATTCTTGTTCCCATATATCACAATATTGATATATTGGAGGATTAAATGATGAGTTAAATTTAGCATAGCTCAAGAAGAATAAGCACCCATAGGTTGTCCTACAGCATATTTCAATTTCTTTTCTACTGGAACAAGAGGTTCTTGTTTCATAAGAAAATACTCTCTATTAACGAGTAGGTCAGCCCACGCTTGCCCATAAGACACTCCGGTATCATAACCTGAACACTCTATATGACCGAGTAACGAATTTAAGATACTAATTTGTAACTTAATCGGTAAACGATCAGTAGCAGCGGAAAGATCAAAACACCAAGAGTGACCATAGTACACAGCCTTTTCCTTAGCACGGAGGAAACCCACGTCCTGGTTATGAGTACTATCATTAGGCAACCGCCTGAAGATACCAAATAACCAGTCATGCAAAGGTTTCAATACGGACTGAGTCCATACATCAACCATTGCAAAGACGCGGATCTTTCCTGCCGCTTCCTTCTTCAATGCCAATTGCCCTAAAGGTACGCGAGTTATGGTATCACGACCAAACTTCACGTAATCCAGAGGAACATATGGTTGGCAACCTCTCATCTTCTTAACTAACTGAGTTAATAAGAATCAAAGAGGAAACTGACCAAAATTTGCAAATTGGAAGAACTCGTGCCTGTTAACCCAAGAATCAGCATCGACCATAAAGCCTGCTCAAGACTGTACAGCCGAAGGAGAAGATTTGGTGATCTTCTCTAATCCGAGACTTGTATGAGGTTCAGTAGATTGAATGAACGGTGAGACCAGTTGCTTAGCATTAGCTAACAACCAGGTGCATAATTCGTCCAATCGACCCACCTTACCTCCGTAAGGCTGAGTGATGGTTTCTAACTTTAACTTTCCAGGAACCGAAATAATTCGATAAATGGAGAATAAAGTTAGTCATCATCTAACGACGCTAGGAGTGAGTTGCTTAAGTTCATGTCTCTCTTTGAGAGGAATGAATGTCGGCAACCCACAGGTTGCGAGCCGCGGCAGAGGTAAATCAGGTTCAATTTCGCTCAAGGATGAGAGAGGTTGACCCCCGATAAACCTCTGCAGGGCTACCGTCAGCGCTTTAAGGTACTTGACCACGAATACAGGTCCATGGTGTTTCGTTAAACGAAGCAGCATGTCACCAAATCGTACAAGTAGCTGAAGTCTAGATGGAACCTTCGATGAAGAAAAGAGAGTCCGAGTGAAAACTCGTCCATATCTTTTCAACACCGCCGAAAACTCTTGCGAGTTTTGGAGCGATACCATATAATCTGACTCAACAGGAGTAAGTTTAAGGGCTTTTAAACCTTTAAATTTTATTTCTGTATTTGCCATGTTTATATTTTATTGTTCCTTACAAAGTAAGGGTTATAGGTATAAGGTGCCCAACCGTGACTCACAACTATTTAGTATACCGAAAGGTAGCTAAGTATTGTGGCAAGTCTACCACCCCTTTTGGGGAGGCCCCTTATA